ATAAACCTAAAAAGTCCGATGCAGGTAATACGGAAACACCTAGTTTACCTCCACCACCAGCGCCGGAAACAACAACCCCACCACCACCTGCAGATTTAGGTGCCGATGCGGCAACCCCACCACCACCTGCAGATTTAGGTGCATCAACACCCCCACCACCACCTGCAGATTTAGGTGCATCAACACCTCCACCCGCAGAATTAGGTGCAGATACCGGAACACCACCACCATCAGATTTAGGTGTGGAACCCGAAGAAGGCGCAACAGAAGACCCAATGGCTGGGATGGGTGAAGAACCAATGCCGGGTGGAGACGAAGAACCAATGTCAGGCGGAGACGAAGAACCAATGCCGGATGGAGACAAAGAACCAATGCCGGGAATAGGAGGAGAAGATGATGATGAAGAATCTGAATCCGCAGGACCATCAAGTTTAAAAACAATACAAAAACTAACAGGTAGACTAAGTCAAAAAATAAGAACTTTTGATAAAGAAAAAGGTTTAGATTCACAAGACATAAAATATGTTGTAAACTCAATTCTATCAGCAATTGACTTATCAAAATTGGATGATGAGGATAGGGACGATATTTTAGACAAATTAGAAGAATATGATGAGTATGATATGGGTGAAGAGGGTGATTTAGATTTGTCTGATGAGGATTTGGGTATTGGTAATCCTGAATCTAATGACGAAGAACCAATGCCAACTTCACCTGAAGAAACAACAATAAAAACAGAATCAAAAGTATCTAAAGTTTTAAGTAAATATTTTAAATTTGACAATCAAGAAAAAAATATTTTAGAGGAAAAAAAGAAAAAAGATTTTATAAATAAAAAATTAAAAAAGGTAGAAATCATAAATGAAATAAAAAATTTATGTGAAAATTCAAACCAGTTTATGAGTGCAAAATTCTTTTTAAAAGAAAATCCAAACGCTAAATTTGTTGGAAAAACAAATAAAGAAAATATTGTTTTTATAAACAATAAAAAACAAGTAAAAATTACACCAAGAGGAACTATAATATGAAACTAATTTATATAAATGAACTTGGACCTAACTTCAGAGGGGATAACATTTATGAATTTATTTTTTCTGATGTAGATGATGTTTGGGGTGAAGACTGGGATTCTGAACCAGCGGCAGGAAAACCGTCACCACCTAATATAAATTTTATTAAAAAAGTAGGTGTATTGGGAAAATCAAACATTGATATTGAACTAATACAAAATTCAGATTTTTTCTGTGTTTACGATTCAGTTGATGGGGTTATTGCCTTGGGTTGGGAAAAGTCTGATAGTGATGCAATATTACAAAACAAAAATAAAAGATTGGTTTTTCATTACGGCGAAACTATTGAACAAGTTGAAAATAAATTATACGAGAGAGATATCGTATTAAAATGGGAAAAAAATTTAGTTGCAAATGAAACACATGAATTATAAATTAGCCAAATTACTTTATGAAGGGTTTTCTATAAACACTTTAGAAAATTTAAATTCTAAACAATTAACCGCTCTGTATGAAAAAGTTTCAAAAAAAGAAACAAAAGAAGAAGAGACAAAATTAACTAAAGTTTACAATTTAGGGGATAAAAACGATAAAGATAAGTTCATAGATGCAGCAAAAAATGTTACAGATAAAAATAAAGTAAATTTTGATTCTTCAAAAGATACGGCGTCTGTTAGTGAAAAAGAAATTAAAGAAAAGGCGGTTTCAAAAAAACAACAACAGTTTTTTGGTATTGTTAGGGGAATGCAAAAAGGCGACATACCTAAAAAAGGAAACGCAGGTAAAGTATCAAAAGAAATAAGTGTTAAAGATGCTAAAGATTTTGCAAAAACAAAACACAAAGGGTTACCAAAAAAAGTAGAATCTAAAGAAACCAAAAAAGAAGAAAAAAATGAAGTAAAAAAATTAGAAGAAAACATTATGAATCTAATTAATAACTATGTATACCCAAACGTCACAAAAAAAGAAATTTTTAGTATGATAAAAAGATATAATAGATAATGAATGTCAATTACCAAAGAACAGGCACTATTAGAATATGCAAGATGCGTAAAAGATACCCCTTACGCATTAAAAACTTATTTACAAACATACGATAATACACAATCACAGTACGTACCGTTAGAATTATTTAATGATCAAGTAACATTAGTAAATGACTATGATACTTGTGAAGAAAATATCGCATTAAAATACCGTCAAGCCGGGGTATCAACTGTTACGTCCGCTTGGGCGTCTAAAAGGTTAATTTTTGCAAATAAAAAGAAACCCGAAAAAATACTAATTATTGCAAACAAAATGGATACTGCCGTTGAGATGGCTAATAAAGTTCGTGCGTTTGTTGATCAATGGCCTAAATGGATAGGTGTCACTTTTTCTAATGAAAAAAACTCACAAAGACATTTTAAGTTAACAAATGGGTGTGAAGTTAAGGCGGTTGCAACATCAAAAGATGCTCTAAGAGGTTATACCCCCACAATACTTATTTTTGATGAGGCGGCATATATAAATGCCGATGAGGATTTTTGGTCGGCATGTATGGCTTCATTATCCACAGGAGGTAAAGTTATTGTAATTTCCACACCAAACGGGTTTGATCCGATATATTATTCGATATATAGTCAAGCAATAAAAGGTATGAATGACTTTAGAATTACTGAAATGTATTGGTACCGAGATCCAAGATACTCAAAAGATTTAAAATTAATTAAATGTGATGATATTGTTCATTACATGCTGAATCGTTCTGAATATGTAGATAACGATATTACTATTGATTATAGTGATATTAAAGTTAGTGATAGAAATTTTGAAGAAATAAAACAAAAAATAGAAACAGGGTATAAGGCATATAGTTCTTGGTTTGAGGCTATGGCTAAAAAATTAAAATTTGATAGAAGAAAAATATCTCAAGAGTTAGAGTGCAATTTTTTAGGGTCGGGTGATAATGTGATTCCTCCTGAAACAATGAAATCAATTAAGGATAAACAAATCAAAGAACCCGAAAATAAAATGATGGGGGGAGCCCTTTGGCAATGGAAAGAACCAATTCCCGGACATAGATATATTTTAGGATTAGACGTATCTAGGGGTGACAGTGAAGATTTTACAACTTTTTCAATTATAGATTTTGATGAAAGAGAACAAGTTGTTGAATATATCGCAAAAGTTCCACCTGATGTTGTTGCAGAAATAGCATTTAAATGGGGAGGACAATATAACGCATTTATTGTTACCGATATAACGGGTGGTATGGGTGTTGCCACATCAAGAAAACTACAAGAGTTAGGATATAAAAATTTATATGTTGATGGCTTAAGTCAAAGTGATAAATGGAAATATGATAGTAAATCTTTAGAAAAAATACCCGGTATAAACTTTAACTCAAAAAGAGTTCAGATTGTTGCTGCTTTTGAAGAATATTTAAGACATGGTTTTGGAGTTAGATCTCAAAGACTTTATAATGAATTAAATACTTTTGTTTATATAAATGGTAGACCTGATCATCAAAAAGGACAACATGATGATTTAATAATGGCATTGGCGATGGCTATTTATGTAGGAGAAACTTCATTTGCACAATTAGAAAGAGCAACTGAACAAGCAAAGGCTATGATTAATTCTTGGACAACAGAAACAAGTACGTTTAAAGAATCATTTCAAAACTTTAATCCGGCATTACCCGTATCAAATTTTGGATATATACCGACAAGTACAAACTCTGTGACACCAAAAGATTATGAAAACTATTTATGGTTATTTGGTAGAACAAAGGTTTAAATATAAAATAGTGATAGTATACTTAAAATAAAAAAAATGGCAGAACAAAAATATACAGTATGGCAAAGATTAGGTAGAGTTTTTGGACCTAATTCTACATTGGACCAACAATCCCCTGTTTTTAAGTTTGATAAAAAAACTCTTTTAAAAACAACAGATAAATCTGAATATGAAAGAGAAAAACTACAGGCTCAACAAACAATGTATATTGGTCAGCAATGGCAAAAAGTAGAAAGTAATCTTTATCAGCAGGCAGTTTATTACGAACCAACTAGGATTGCATCATTTTACGATTATGAGTCTATGGAATATACTCCTGAAATATCTGCAGCTTTAGATATATATTCAGAAGAATCAACAACACCAGACAAAGACGGACATATATTAAAAATTTATTCTGAATCCAAAAGAATAAAAACAGTTTTAGCCGATTTATTTAATAATAAATTAGATATAAATACTAATTTACCAATGTGGACAAGAAACACTTGTAAATACGGAGATAATTTTGTTTATCTAAAATTAGATCCAGAACAAGGTGTGGTGGGTTGTCAACAACTTCCTAATGTTCAAATAGAAAGGTTAGAAAAAGGAATGAAGTTTAATCCTGATAAATATGGTAAAGAAATTGAAAACGAAGCATTAAAATTTATGTGGAAAGAAAAAAACATGGAATTTAATACTTGGGAAATTGCACATT